AAAGCATATTCGGGACTATCGGTCTTAAATTGGCTAGATTGGGCGCAAAAGCCACAGTCTTCTTGACATTTACCAGCCTTCGCATTGACGATGGAACAAATTTTAACATTATTTCCTTTAAAACGATCACGTAAACGATTAGTCCCTTCCCTTTCCAATCCGCGCAATAAACAAGTCCCCGTTGCACCGGTAAAAGTAATTGTTTTGTGTGTGGGCGTTGTTCCAGATGAGAGTAAAGAATCGAGGGCAGAAAGATCAAGGGCACCATCATCTAGATCAACTAAGAAGTAATTTCCATAAGAAGCGCCCACAGCTTCTTCTTCATTTAAAACAAACTCTTGAGGTTTAGGAATAACAAGTGAAGTGTTAGAAGTTACTGCTCGATATCCGTTAACATAAGCGTGACCACCATCAACATGAAGTTCTAAGAAATTGGTTTGAGGGTCAGGACTAGTATCTACTGTTGTGGTGTTATATGATATATTGTACGGAGAAACAATATAGTTTCCAGATTCTTCCTTAGTCCTTGTTGCTAGATATGCATCTAACTCATCATAAGAATCATTAAGTTCTATCTCTTGTACGATAACTCCGTTCTCGATACGCGCAAGAAAAATAAACATATCAGTAGAGGTTGTGTCTGCTTTATCTATCAGAGTTAAATTTATTTGGTATCTGTCTGCACCAGGACTGGCGTTATTAATCTGATCGCCTTGATTGTCATATAAATCAGAATCATCGTTTACTGAGATAATTTGTTCTGATACTTTAAAACCAACAGTAACATTAGCATCCTGCGAATAAGGACTAACGATTAATGACTGTTGAACGGCATGTACGAAGTGACCTGCTATAAAAAAATCACCTTCACCTACAGTAAATTTAACACCAGCACCGGTTGCTGACGTAGCAAAAACAGTTTGGTTACCTCCCGTTCCGACCTGAACATTTAAAGTTTCGCCGTCTTGAAAAGTTTGATTTGTTTGATTGTTTCCATCAATGTACGCGATATATAATGTATCGGTGGTATCGTTTACTTCTAAGACTTCTGCTTTAATCGAAGTGGACGCGCCTTGATATACATCACCAACGTTAATACCAGATAGGTTTGATCCCGCAACTAATTTCACATATTGATATTCTGCATCAATGTGATTCTTACCTAAAGATACTGCCGAACCTTCTTTAAAGATATTGCCGCCGAATCGCGCCATTTCTTCTTGCATAATAGTTTGAAGTTGAGTTAATTCGCGCGCCTGCAATGCCCTACCACTATTGAATAGAATTCGGTGATAGTTATCATTTTTATCCCAATCATCTTTATAAGTTGATGAGAATGTATTTTGCGTTAAATCGGTTGCCATATTTTTACTCGCAATCTTCTAGGTTAATTATTAATCGTATCTCGTCTGATTGTGTGTTGTTTCTTGTGACACCAGTAACCACATCACTATGACCTATGTATAACAATTTTCCAGAGTTGATATCTATGGTTGGATTGTTTGTACTTGTTACAGTTCTGTCTGGTGCTGTTTGATAACTTATTGTTCCTGCGGCAAACGGTTCATAACCGCCTGAGTCAGATTGAAAATACCAGATATTAGTTGCATCTTTATCAACAGCAACACCAGAAACACTACCTCCGCTCTGTGTTATAATATCATCAAGGACAAGGTTTGAAGTGTCGTTTACTACCAAAGATTTTAATGCATTACCCGCATTAGAAGTAAAAGGATTAGAAGAACCATATTGCAGCGGATTAAGAAGCAAACCATATTGCTTGTAATCGTTGCCTATTCGTATTTGAGGAACGCCTTCTGACTCTTCATCTCCATCAATAACTGCTCTAACAGCCAAGCTTTTTGCCTTTAAAGATTCTACTGGATTTTTATTCAACCCATCGTGCGGACCCTGTACTGTTTTTATGATAGCATTTCCCGTGACTGTTGCTATTGAATTATCTGCAGAAGAACCGTGTGATATAAATCCGCTTCCATCTGTATCTAAATTAATTTTATAAACTGCGTTGTTGTAAATTGCAGAAGTAAAAGAAGCAGTAGAAGTAGACGGCGAGACGTTTACTGTCGGAGCAGAACCGTATCCAGAACCCCCGGACACTACTTGCAAGTTTATAATTTCTCCAGAGACAGCACTGTCTTGCAATGCTAACTGTTCAACTTCCTCTAAAATTGATGGACTAGAACCGATTTCTTTAACAGGCATCCATTCAGCTGATAAAAACGTTGCTCGCGCATAGGCGCTCATCTTATACATGTATCTCCAAATATATCCATCGCTAGTCTTAAAAGATTTTGCTGGATTATTTGGATGTGCAGCAACACTCAATGCTTTGGTCGGCTCTATAGTCGATAGAGTAATTGAACCTGAAGTATCGATAGGTGCCTCTATGCAAATAAAAACTTCAAATAAACTGTTTACAACATAAAAATTTATTTGAGATTCATTCCTATCATCATAAGCATTATATGCTGTTGATAATGTCCAGTTAACACGAGGAATGACAAACGAAGCAGCAGACACACGTTTAACTGCCTGCATTTTATTTCTAAACTCTCTCTGAGAAAAAAGTGAATTGTCTACGGTAGGAACAACTCCCCCGATCCAGGCATCGGATTTGCTTAATGCAACATAAAACCTATTTCCACCTAACTGAGAAACATCGCTGTCTAACAGACTCATTACATGACTGTTAAATTGATATGTTGCTTTACCCATTATCTATTTCTCTTTCTTTCTTTCTTTTTATTTATACTGAGCTGGTTATGATTGCTCTTGCCGTAGAACTTTGAGAATCATATTCCAATATGTTATTTCTTACTGGCGTGATCGCAGATTCATCTGCAGGTTTAACAGTAATTCTTATGTAAGTTCCGGCAAACGAACTAGGGGAAAATCCAACTAAAGTAATTTCTCCGGTAGAAACATTTATGGACCCGACATTAGCGACTAAAGTTTTTCCGGTTGCAATAGTAATTATATCAACTATTGTGGAAGCATTTCTATTCACCAAAGAACACAGAACACCATTATAGGTGAAATTACTAGAAGATAATACTGGAATTTCTTTTGTCGGGACAGCAATTGATGTCGGGAAAATAATTGAATAATCTTTAGTTAAAGAAACGTCCGGCACGAATCGTTGCTGCAAACTAACAGAAGTCTTACTTGACAAAATAGAAGCATCGGAAGTATCTAATTCCGATAGAAGTAAAGATTTCCTAAAAGACTTATCAAACGTTCCTAATCCAGAACTCAAAAAGTTTAAAATTTTAGTTTTTGCTTGCTGTTCTACATCTGATTGTTGACTTGATGTTAGTTTTGGGTTCCATTGAAACTCAGTAAACAATTCCAAGTAAGTTATGATTGGATCGGTATATTCAATATCGAAAGAAGCAACGGATATATCTGATGCTAATTTTATTATGTCATCTTTTACTTGTTGTTTTGTAATAGAATCTATATTATCGAAAAAATCAATAGACAAATATACTGCGCCATATTTAGGAGGAACATTGTCTTCGCCGCCCCATGCCTTTACTTCTTCAATAAACCCATCAAAATTTCTTTGTGCGATAGCAGCATAATCATCGGCAGTAACCATTCTGTTTTGAGCAGCATATAAAAACGGAGCATTTTTTCGTATCGATTCAATGCCTTCTTTTGACAATCCGCCAGAAGAGTTCGATAACGTAGTACAATTTATTGTGAGTCCGTTTAAAAGTGCGCTTGGTACAAAAACTCTTGCTTCATTTGCTTGAGGACCGACTGTTGAAAGATATTCTATCTCAATTTTAGAACCAGCAGCAGGTGCTAAACCCAAATTAGAACCATTACCAAAAGACATTTCGAAAAAACCATTAGGCGATTCTCGCAAGACGTAAATGGTACTTTGTGAATTTATTGACGTTGAAGAATATATGTTCGTGTACGTGACATATTCAGAAGAAGCGGGGGATGGATAGACTCTAACAATAACACTATTAGTATCCATAGTTTCGTCAGGAATAATGTATATATCATCTGCTGTAGAATCTTTTGCAATAAAAGATTTTATTTTAGTTGTGCCTTCAGATATTTTAATTTTTGATGAACCGAGATTATCTTTGAATGTATATACATTAGCAACCGCGTCAGCAATTTTTGCTGTTAATGTCTCAGTTGTTTTAAAAGTATATGCTTTTCCTCGCGCTGCGGCGGAAAAAGAAGTTCCTTTAGGCATAACAATTTCAGAAGGAGATCCGTTATCCGTTACTTTTAGTTCAACAATACCAGAAGAAGATTTTCTGGAACCAGCAATATATCCTATTGATCCCGCTAATCCAATAACCGAAGACCTAAGTTGCGCTGTTGTTAAAAATGATTCGTTTAATGCATAATTAGCAGTCAATGCATTGAAATGAGTGTTATACGAAAGAACGTCCAATAATGCCGCTAACCCTGAAGCTTCAAAATTGTAATCTTTAAACTCGTCTGTTTGTTGCAGAGATTGTTTAAGATTGTTTTTGATAGACGTAATGTCTAATCCAGTAGATTTGATTATTGTTTTTGCCATTTTTATCTTAACCTAGAAAGCGTGGTTTCTATTACTTCAGTTGCATTAAAATTTTTAACTCTAAATTCTAATCTCACTGAAACTGTATTATTATCTTTAGAAGAATTCACCCTGACAGAATTTATAATTGCTCTGGGTTCGTATTTGGTTATTGTTCTTACAATCCTTTCTCTTAAATCAGATTCGCTATTACCCGAAGTTGAATTAAATAAAATAGCATCCAACCCGGCTCCCAAATCTTTTCGGAAAGGTCTTTCAAACGAATCTGTTAACATCAGAGTTTTAACCGACTGCTTTACAGCAGCGGCATCAGATTTAGTATATATGTCTCCTGTGTCATCAAAGATACTAAGAGTAAGATCTATATCTTTATACGAAACGTTTCTAGCAACAGCAATGCTGCTAGTTAAGTTATTATCTTCTGATGATAGTATCTTTGCCATACTGATTATTTATATGGTTACTTACTTAAAATTTCAACTAAATCTGCTTTAGACTGTAAAGCACCATTAAAATATGTTTCAAGTTTTTTGCCAAAAGAAACTTCATAGGAGTAAGGAACTTCAGGCATTTCCAATATGATCTGAGAAGTTAATGCGCCGCTAATATCATAAGTATCATAGTCTAAAGTCAGTTTATCATAGTTTAAATAATCTTTCCAAAAGACTGCTAAGTCAAATGTTTTTGAAGAATCAGTTCTTCCGTTCTTATCGATTAGTTGATATACAACCGCCCTTCCTGTTCTCTTAAGATCGTTTACACCGGTAGGTGTTTCTCCTACATATTTTGAAATCAATCCATTAGGGATTTCTTTTGTTTCGACCTGCGCATCCAATTCGGCAATAATTTTTTCGTATTCTTCAGGATTAGATAACTGCACCGCTAAAGATTGTTCTTCTTCATAAGTCAGCGAACGAGTTATTGTAACTGTTTTAGGACCTCGACTGTATTCAAATTGAGGAGTCGGCTCATATATTCCTTCAGAAACAATTAAACGATAATCTTTGAATGCTCGCGTTTCTTTTACTAAGTTCATTGCTTCAGCGTGAAGATATAAATTCCTAGCAATTTGCCTTCTGTCCGCTTCTCCTGTAAAACCTTTATTATATAATTTTTCAAACTGGGTTCTAGAACCTCGGGCACCTAAAAATTTAGCACATCTAATTCCAGGACCAAGTTCTGTTGAAGACGATATAGTAATTTTAAGGTTCGGGTTATATTTTGGATCAACTGGGATTATCATTTCAATACGAACCTTTTGCTTCTGTTATCTGCTGGATTGTTTCCGATTAATTCTTCACCGAATCGAATGGTTCCGTTTTTATTTGCGGTTCGACCGATTTTAGGAGGACTGTTTTCTGCCCAAGATTTAGAAAGTCTTGCTTCTCCCACCAGTTTACTAGTCAATTCACCGTTGCCCCTCCACTGAGGATCTCTCAACTTTGATCGAACTTCATGTATAGTCGGTTTATTAATAAATGCGCCTTTATAATCGTCAACCAATCGTATGAGTTCTTGAAATTTCTTTGGAAACTGAACTTCAAAAATTCCAGTGGATCGGGCGTCAAGCATTAGATTAACGATCAATCCAACAGGGGGATATGATTCAGGAGAAGACGGCGCTACCGGTGTGGGATATGCTAAATTAGGCGCAGGTGCCTCGGGCAATTGGAAGGGCGCAACTACAACCTTGGGACTAGAAACATTATCCACTGTAACAACAGATGTTGATCCTGTTACTAATGCACCTTGAGCAAGAGTTGCATTATCTGCTTGAATTGCGTGAAGCGCATTATCCGCCTGTTGCGCTGACCCGATTAACCTGCCAAAAAAGACAGCATCACTAGCGCCCCAAGAACTCGATCCTGTTCCTTTAAATATATTCCCATAATGCTCTACGTCATCACCACCTATGGTGCCTTTTAACGCATTTATTGTTAAAACTTCTGAAGTCATTTGCGTTTTTTGCGAAGCGAAAATTAATTTTTCTTGACTAGTCATTTGCAACCTTTTTGACACTCCCATGTCAAGATTACCATCTATGAATAATCGAGAGTCACCGCCTATGGAAACTGTTGATCTCTTTCCCACTGTTTGGACATAATCTTGTCCAATTTGTTGACCGACAACTCCTCGAACAGTATAATTTTGATCGCGATCAACTGTTTTATTGTGCCTTCCTTTTATGTTTTCGGTTTTATCTCCAGCAACATTTAAATTATAATTGCCATCAACGTCAACATTGAAGTCACCGTCGACTCTGATATTTAAATTACCTTTATACACCAGAGTCGCTTCGCCTTCTACGATTACGACATCATCGCCGCCTGTCATAGAAACCTTTTTATTCTTACTAGAGAAAACTAAACTACCGTCTGCACGGAACTCAACACCAGAACCAGATTTATGTTTAAGTAATATTTTTTCACCACCAGGAGTGTCGTCTATTTCTATGACGTGACCGCTCGGTGTTTCCTGTACTTGATTTAATGGGTATGATGAAGGAATTTGTTCTGCTACAGAAACATCTACGCCATAATCTCCGCCAGTAAAATATAGCGAATTTATTTCTTCGCCTCGAGACGTTTTCGATATTCCCGGACCATAAAAATAATCTCGTTTAGGGAACTCACCGTTCGGGTCGGCAAACCCATCTTGTGGAATTCCTCTGGTTTCTTCGATACCAGATAACTCAGCTTCTTTACGTTGTTTAAAAGAATCTTTTTTATTTGTCATGAGAAACTTCTCTTATTATTCAGTTCTGATATCGAATACGGTCCCTCTGTTTTGGGGTCATTATATACAGAACCTTTCAAAAATTTTGCTGCAGTATAAGCAATAACATCAAACCCAGGATCTTCTTCTTCATCGTCAATATCATTATGTCCAATAATTTGACCAGAAGGAACTTTACTGTAAAATGCTCGGCATATAGCATCAAAACTTTTAAACTGGCTGACAGTTAATGACTTAACAGAAATAAAATTTTCTGGATTTTCCGTTCCTGAGGGCGCGTTAATTCCGCCTACAAAAACCACACCTAATGTGTATTTATTACGACTTGCAGTATGTTCACCTTCTGAAGAAAAAGGTCTGCCTCTTTGAATAGAACCGTCTCTGCGAATAACCAAATGATATCCAATTGATTCTAGTCCGAGGGATTTTTGATATTCTTCTATTTCTTCAGATCCGATATTTTTATTTGTATATGTTTCGGTCCAATGGACTACTATTTCAGTGACCTCGCGTTCCATAACTTTAAATTCACCAGTCAATTCTTCTACGCTCGATATGTAAGAAAAATCTGCTTTAGGTTGTCCAACTTTATATGGTTTAGAAAAAACAGTTTCTGGAATCAAGGGAGCGTTTACTGAGGTAATGCTAGTGTCGACTGCTCGTAATGTAGAATAGATAACGTCATAAGTTTCGCTACTGTTTGTTGATAATAATTGTATCGCGTCAGAAAAATCAGCAATGTCGCCCTGAGACAAATCAATAACGGTGTTCAAGTCATCATCAGAAATTTCTGGAGCAATCTTTTTTATATCAGCAATAACAGTTGATGCTAATTTAATATTTAATCCTTCAAGGATTCCTCTTGGTGAATTGTTCGATAATCTTTTTGAAATTATTTTTCTATATTCTTCTGCCCTTGCAGTAAGTTCGTTATTTTCTGAAGATCCGTTCTGTAAAGAATTTAATAATGTTTGACTTTCTTTGAAATCAGAAAGTTCTTCTAGGTTATCAGACAACTCTTTTTCTTTTATTGATGCTTCTTCATTTACATTTAAAAGAGTAGATATGTCTGATACTTGTGCTGTTTTGTTTGCAATTTGTAGATCAAAATCAGAATCTTTACTTAGAGATGTAGATCCAAAAGTTAAAGGTTCTATACTATATGAGTCAGCCGTGCCAGCCGCAATGGTGCCACCCGCAGAGTCACCAGCGATTCTCTTAATTGTAGATTGATAAGGCGATGATGAGTTTTTAGCTGCTGTTAATTTAGAAATTGAATTATCCGCAAAACTTTGAGCAGTCGCTGCGATTTGAGATGCGCTTCGAGCAATCCCACCAATCTTTCCTTTAACGTTGTCTAGGGTATCTTTAAGACCCGCAGGAGAACCCATAGATAAGAATTTTTTTAAATCGGCAGGATCTTGTTCGCCCATGCCAGTTATCAAGTTAATTATGTTCTCAAGGTTTTCTTCGGCGGGATCTGGTTCTATTCCTTCTATGACGGGAAAAATATTGCCGTACTCGTCGGGTTCAGAAAACGATATGTTAATTTTGTTGTCAACTTTCATTGACAACGCGCCCATTAAAGCGGCGGATGCAACTGCATTTTTCATTTTATCTACGGCAGAAATTTCGCCGCTGATCATACCTTCTACATCTTTATTCTGTAAAAGGTTTTTAACTTGATCTTTTGTTTGAGATAAAGTTTCTAGTCCGCCTTTAACCTGCCCCGCGACGTCACCTATAGCACCTTCAATAGCATCTTTCGCGGCAGATTCGACATTCGCGGCTGCGTCTTTAACTTCTTTTGCTGCGTCTTCTCCTACAGATTTTATTTGATCTTTAATTTCTGAAGCAGTTTCTTTAACATTATCTTCAGCATCAGTTTTTGCTTCATCTGCTTTTTGATTTAAATCTATTTCACTCATAAAGCAATAACCTCATCATATGCATTTTGCGCGTTCAGTTTAGCATTCAATTGCGTATCTAGTATGTAGTATTTTGATATGATGTCCGCACCATCATCAACTTTATTTGTTTGTAATAATTTACGGTTCGCTTTAGAAAAAGAATTTCTCAACTCGTACAAAACAAATTTTAATTGAGCAGAATATGTTATGAAGTATTCAGAAGGTGTCAACTCTTGACAAAAATCAATCAGGTTAGCAAAACGAGAACCTATTTTCTGAGTTTTATTCCACCCAGCAATACCAACGGTGTCAGATGTTTCAGAAAACAAAATGTAGTTAGATTTTTTTTCTAAGTTTCCTACGATAGCGGCGGCATGTATTAATGAATAACCGTTATCAATAAAGAACTTCATTCCTTGATGTCTTCGTAATTGATTTTTTGATTTAATAACACTGTCGTCTTTTAATGGAGTCATTACAGGGTTACTTAGAGAAGTTTGGTTTACGAAATAATTTTCTTCTGAAGAATAAACGATATTCTTTTGTAGCGTTGATGGAAATTCGTCCCTAGGAATTGAACCCAGAACAATCGGAAGTTGCGATGAGATGCCGTCAGCAAATACACCAAAAACTTGCGCCCCTGGTAATATTTGAGGAATCTTTCCTATCCCAGAAACTCCGCCCTCAGTCACAGGCAAAACAACAGATGCCCATGGTATATCCGATTCTGGGACATCAGCAGTGCTGTTATTATGAATACCGTGTATTCTTACCTTGACCTTCCCCTCAAACCCATCCGGCGGTGTAGCATTAATAACTATCCCGACAAACCAGCGAATATCGTCTCCATAAAAATCTGTTTGGATTGTGTTTCTTATCATAACGTGTTATCAACTTTAGCAGCAGTTGCTGATGTTGTGTTTTCCGTCTTTCCGAAATCGTGTCTTAATGCTAAAAGCAGAAAATCACCAGATTTTCTTTTATCAAAAGTTGCTTCTGAATTCTCTGCAGAAAGATCGTTGTTTAAAAAATTAAGACGGAGTTTATTTCCAACAGAAACTTTAGTACTGGAATTTAAAAATAAATATGAATTCATAGAAAAATTAATAATGTTTCTATTCAACATTGTTTTTATTATTTCGCTTGTCATCTTATTGTTTTCAATGTTTTCATGATAGTTGTAGAATTGTTTATATGTTTTTCCGATATTAACCTGATGTATATGCCTTGCATTATACTCATCAGCAAATTTTCCCAAAACATTTAATCTAGGGTCGAATGCATTAGAAACATAATCTGATCGTACAACACCATCAATAACAAGTTGATCGATTATATTTCTAATTGAAAAATGCGTGTCTTCGTTTATACCTTTGTTCAAATCAATGGTGTTATAAGAAGATCCGTATCCGGCTCGTTCAATCATGCCAATAGTGTTTTCATTATTCACTTGTTTAACGTCATAAATTTCTGTTAATTTTCTTTTTTGACTGTTAATTACACCTGAATATGAACCAGTATAGTTTGCTGGAAATTTTTCATTTACAGGCGGAAGTCGTAAAAGAGCATTAACAGAAGAAATTCTAACTGCATTCTTATCAAAGATAGAACCATACAAATAAAATGGTAATCCTTCTCTTGTTGATATTCTTTTGATCAACCAAATGCAAGATTCTAAAGGAGTCATATAAGGTATAACAACTTTTCTGACACCCTGAGAGCTCGGAAAATATGCAAACGTTTTTAACTTTGTACTTAATTCGTTATCTAAAATCTGAGAAATAATATTATCGAGAGAACCTGAATAAGATTTACTAATCCGATTTAGTGTAGATGCAAAGAAAAAATCTTCAACAATGTGTAAAAGCAGCGCATCAGAATTATCTGTTAACGCCACTTGAGATTCAATATTAGAAACTATAAATCTTTTTTCTGAGACCACTTCATCAGTTTCTTGGTCTTTGATAGAAATTTTTATAGTTTCGGTGCCTTGTAAAATCATTGTATCGCGTAAATTGAAATCATCAACGACAATAATAGTTCCGTGAACATACGGATTTAATACATTCTCAAACAACGTCATCCCTATGACATTGCCTTTCAGGTCAATTTCATAATCAGGCAAAGCAGTAGATGACAACAGAGCTTCAGAAATTATATGATCGTTTGATAGCATTAGTTTTTAATGAGTCTGTTGAATTGTGCAACGATAGTTTCAATTTCAGATTTTTTAATTATCTTGATTCGTTTTAATAAATCGTTTTCAGAAACCATATTTTCTAAGTTTGTTACTATGACTTTAGTTCCAACATCATCAACCAACCCAGCTTGATTACCATCCGTATCAGTAAAATGATGTGTTCCGTTGTATTCGTAAACAAGATCATTTATCGAGAATTGATTCGATCCATCAGTGTATTTGATCGCAGTGTAAGTATCGTTTACAGAAGCAAAGTCAGATTTTATAATTATTTCTCCAACTTCTAAATTAGTTCTTACGACGGTTCCGCTTATATCCGCGCCAACTGTACGAACGATTTTAACTGCAGTTCCGTTAGGATACAACTTAGAAACGTTTGATGCGATTGTTATTGTGTCCTGCAAAACCGCACCAGTATCAAAGTCTGCGCTCCAATCAGGATATGCTTTGATCGCATAATCGTAGATATCTTGATTAGTTTGTGGCCATCCTTGCTCTTTTATTGTGTCGTTCATCAAATAAAAGGTCCAATAATATTTGTCATCACCATATAACCTACCAGATAAACTGTCTGGTCGATCAAAGTCTTTAATTTCGTAGAACGAATATGTGTTGATGTTATCTTTAAGTCTGTCTATAACATCAACATAAGAAGATAAATTTTGTATAAACGCAGATTCATTACTATCGCCGAACTCATAACCAATAATAGGAAAATTTTTAAAATACATATTAATATCCTTCCTCTATCTTCTTCCTGTCCAGGGTCAATACTTCTTGGAAGTCTAAAGAAATTTCGTATTCGTTAAATCCGCCATCATCATGCATTCCTGCACCAGTAGGATTATACGCAGCAGTAACCGTTCTAAGATAACAAGGGAGAAGTTTTGTTGCTACTCGTTTAGTTCTGTATTCTAGTTTAATATCAAACACGTTAGGATACACATATCCAACAGGGATTCCCCCGGCTGATATTGTTTCTGGATAAGAATTTACCCTAAAAAATTTAATTAAATTATTAATCATTTCGTTTTCTGAACGAGAGGTCGGAACCATTTTAAAAGTAAACGTAAAATTTCTTAAAGCAACTTTTTCAAACAAGTTTCTTATATTCGGGTTAGTCGCTATTCTTGATGCGCTACTTGCACCTTGACCGACTGCGTCTGGGACAAAAGGAAAGTTTTTAATTCCATTTAAAACAAGGGAAGAAATTTCTTTGCTTGCTTTGCTAGTAAACAGTGCTTGACCCATCATTTTTGCGCTTTTCATCGACTGTGTTATAGCGCCGGTGCTGTTTGAAACACCGGCTTCAGCAAATCCACCGATAATTCCTAAACTTGCTTCTCCTGAATATGTTAATTGATCTACTATTCTCAGGTCTGCAGGTAGGGGCAACTTAACATTACCTACGATCACACCCTCATTTAACAAGTCATTCACTACGACAGGTTGTGATTCAGGTGTGCCCTTTATCATAGTCCCGACATTTTCCCCTGCTTCTCTTAACTTGTTAAGAGCAATTTTATATAGTTCTGATTGGTCCAAAGTGCCGTCTTTATTGACCACCTTATTTCTATCTTCTTCTGTCAATTCTTCGCCGGTGATTATTTCTACTGCTTTAGATGTGGCATCAAAATTACTTCCGGCGGTAAAAAATTCAAATACATCATTGCCTAAATTTTTGATCGCTTCTATACCTGATCCAAATAAAGAACCGATATCCTCACCAGGAATTTTACGCGCTTGGAAAGTAATAACCCCAGGATAAGAATCATTTAAATCTAAAGGGTAATAGTATTCCTTTTGCTTTACATCTTCGGAGGCAACATCGTCTGCCGATGCATCGTCTGCCGATGTAGAAGAATAATATTCAAAATCATACTCTCCTGGCAGGAGTTCTGGATCTGTGACTGCCATCTAACACTTCCAATAAATATTAATGCATTTAGTTTATTTATAGCATAATTTATGGCGTATTCTGGAAAGTATCGAGTAAAAAACAAAACCAAATACAAAGGCGATCCGACGCAGGTGTTTTACAGAAGTTTGTGGGAGCGGCACTGCATGAAACATTTCGATATGTCTCCTGACGTCATCTCATGGTCCAGCGAAGAAACTGTAATACCTTATCTATATGACGTTGACAAATCATGGCACAGATATTTTATGGATTTCAAGGTCCAGTGGAAAGACAACAGCGTGACGTTAATTGAAGTCAAACCAAACAATCAAACAACTCCGCCCAAGAAAGTAAACACCAGAAACAAAAAGTATTTATCAGAAGCGCTCACCTATGTTAAGAATATAAATAAGTGGAAAGCAGCAGAAGAATATGCGAAAGACCGTGGATGGAAATTTGAGATCTGGACTGAAGTTGAATTAAAGTCTAAAGGAATTATGCCCAAGTCGACCCAACCTTTGAAGAAACTGAAACCCTATAAGAGAAAAAAATGATAATCGACCCTGATTGGCATTATATAGTTAAAGATAATTTTTTTGATCAAAACACGTATGAATTATTATTGCACAGGTTTGATCAAATAAAAGAAAATGTTCATATAGCAGACAATGAACAATTTAATGCGATACATACGTACCGATTCAATGGCGATACGAAACAAAATATCCAAATGATGAACCTGCCAATAATGTCAATACGTTCTATGAAAAAATCAATGAAAGTCTATGACAACAAAGAGCTTGAAACTAAATTAATTGATACTTTAAATCATCTTAGAAAAAATTCTGAAACTGAACTTAACAACGCATATTCATATTTAACTTCTTCTTTAGAAAACCAAAAACAGATAATCGGGTGTTCGTATTGTTTAGTATTAGCAGGCAAACATTATGAATATCCCGCGCATACTGACATCTCTGAAAAAAAACTTAGTACGATTGTTTACATAGGAGAAAATAACTTAGGAACTTTTTTGTCTAGCAAGCATAGTTCTGATTCAATTAGAAAAAAACGAAACATATTGGAAAGCGAAGAAATTTTATGGAAATCAAATCGAGGGTTTATTTTTTGCGGAAAGGGTCGTCCGAGCTTTAAAGACGATGATAAGTTGGTTCATTATAACAAATCTAACGGAAAAACACCTAGGTGCACCGTTGTTATTAATTTATTGAGCGGCGATTAGATATTTGATATAAATAACCGTATGTCAAACTTATTCGCAAAACTAGAAAAAGAAGCATTCCGTGCCGGTATAACACCAAAGACGAGGCAGTCTCGCCGTTGGTTTCAAAAGAAAGCACAACAGATGAATATAACACCCCGAAACTTAATGCGGGACGAACGTGTTTCTGTGAGTTCTACAGCAGGGGTGGGTTCTATGTGTATGTTTATATATGATGCCAAAGGAAAAGGAACGCTACCTTATTGGGATAAATTTCCATTATCAATTATAGTTGGTCCTGCAGAAAAAGGATTTTATGGTATCAACTTGCACTATCTTCCTATGGTATTGCGAGCGCAGTTTTTAGATTCATTACTAGATTTTACGAACAACAAAAAATTAGACGATTCAACTAAATTCCAATTGACTTATAATTTGTTGCAGAAAGCAGCAAAAACAAAATATTTTAAACCCTGCTTCAAACATTACTTAACCAGTCAAGTGCAAGGAAATATTGCAACGGTATCTGCTAGTGAGTGGGAAATAGCTGCGTTTTTACCAACCGCCGATTTCCAAGGCGCGTCTAATCAAAAGGTCTGGTCAGATTCAAGGAGTATTATAAATGCCTAAACCGTCTACGATAACGGATTTAACTGCTGCTATTACAGCGGGTGATGGTGTTGCTCGCCCTAATTTATTTTGGGTAAACTTCCCAAACATAACATCAGATGTCAGCACACGAGAAATGGGTTTGATGTGCAGAGAAGTAGCATTACCTTCTAGGTCTATCACAACTGTTGAAAGGCAGGTCGGGGCGGCGATAACAAAGGTTCCATACAGTCATTTAACAGATACCATATCGATGCGGTTTTTAGTATTGAATAACGCAGGTGTTAGAACGTATTTCGAGAGATGGCAAAATCAAATTACTCCTGGGGCAGATAAAAGCGATCGCTACGAACAAAGGCAAGAAGTGGGGTACTATAAAGATTTCGTAAAAGATATTACTATTAACCAACTAAAACAAAACTTCGAACTTTCTTTATTTTCTAAAAAGTTTGATTTACCATTGCCCAATTTTGTAAAAAATGCTTTGCGAAATTCTGGGGGATTACAATTCGGTAATGATTTGTTTGGTTTGAATATAGGAGTTGATGGTATAAGCGCAGGTGTTGCATTAGATGGAAACACATCATACAAGTGTGTATTATATGAAGCATATCCTATTGCTATTGTAAGCGATTCTTTGTCAGACGATGCCGCTAATACATTAGAAACAATTACTATTACGTTTCAATATAGGAATTGGTCAGGGGTTTCTATGGAAGATAACAACCCAATAAACAAGATTAGAAATGAAATAGAAAAAGGGATTGGTGCTGTTAGAGACAAAGTTGAAGACGGCATTAAAGATTTTGCGAAGAAAAAATTAGGTTTTTAAAATTGAGGATATATTATGTTACCGAAGTTAAATGAGATACCAAAGTACAAATGCACAATACCTTCGTCGGGGAAGACGGTTCGGTTTAGACCGTATTTGGTAAGTGAAGAAAAAGTATTAATGATGTTTCAAGAGTCGGGCGATATAAAAAATGCATTAGATAGCATTATCGACCTAGTTAAAAATTGTATTGATGGTGTTGAGAACGAAAGGGAATTCACAACGTTTGATATAGATTATTTGTTTCTTCAGATTAGATCAAAATCTGTAGGAGAGACCTCGGAGTTTACGTTAGAGTGTGATGAATGCGAGCATCAAAACCCATACACATTGCACTTAGATGAAATTGAAGCACCAAAACCTGATGCAAAAATATTAAAAAAGAAAGTAAAATTAACAGACGAATACACAATCGAGTTAAAATACCCAAGTTATTCTGAACTAAGTTTTGACGAAGAGGGCACTCCCGATCCAATATCGTGGGTTGCTTCTTGTATTTCTGCTTTATGCTCAAAGACAGAAAGAACATCTATGCAAGATGAAACAATAGAAGAAGTTATATCCTTTGTAAGTAATTTGACTTCTAAACAATTTAGCAATGTTTTATCAGCAGTTGAAGTCATACCATCGGTTAAATATGATGCGGTTTTTAATTGTGGCAAATGCCAAGCGGAGAATACAAAAACCATAGAGGGACTTAACAGTTTTTTTTAATATGCCTCGCCCACGCTAGTTTAATTGATTACTATAAAACTAATTTTTTGTTAATTGAAAATCATAAATACTCTTTAACTGAATTAGAACATATGATACCGTGGGAAAGAGAGGCATTTATTTCGTTATTACTACAACAAATGGAAGAAAAAACTAAGGAAGCAGAAAAAGCAAATGTCTAGTATTATCGAAGATTTAAAAAAAGAACAAGAAAGCACTACTGAAGAAGTAAAACGTCTTCGACTAGAATTTCGTTCATTTTTTGATGCAGAGAAATCTAAGAGTTTGCAGTTGCTCGAAGCGCTCAGAGAAAATAAAAACGATACTGATGATATTATGGTCTCGTCATCTTCTGACACGAGTTCTTCAAGCAAATCTAGTGGTTCATCTATGTTCTCGGGTATATTTGATTCTTTAGGTAAAAAAATATTAGCGGGCATCGCTGGTGCTGGAATCGCGGCGATCGTCGCTGGCGCAGTAAAATTAGCACTTACCGATGCTATGAATGATTTTTTGGCACGAATGCGTGCTGGGGGACAAAACCCCGAGACTAGTGGCGGATTTAAAGATCTCGATATAGATGAAGGTTTTTTTGCTCGACCTGGTGGTCTATTAGCAAAACGTTACTTGCCGCCTTTGATGAAAGGCAGTACAGCGATGTTGAATCAATATAAAGCATATGACGCATCTCTGAAAGCACAACTAAAAAATCCATTGCAACCAGCGTTTTCGCCTTCGGGTATGATACTTGATGCACAAGGAAAACCGATTGGGGGTGGAGTATCCAGAGCGATAATCCCGGAGGGTCAGGGTCCCCTCACCAAGAAAGCATCGATGGCACGAACAGTTGCTAGATTTTTAGCGCCGTTGGGCGCAGCGGCAGGTAAAAACGCTTTAAAAGCATTGCCTGTTGTAGGAACTGGTGTAGGATTAATGTTGGCCGGAGATAAATTTTCTGAAGGAGATGTTACAGGAGGAATTTTTCAGATAGTGAGCTCGTTTCCTGGTGTCGGATTAGGGGCGTCGATGAGCGCTGCTACAGTAGGAGCAATTAGAGATACGTATGTGCAACAATACGGAACTGTACCAGAGAAAGATTATTTTGTCGATCGAAAGCAAACTGCAAAGCGAATTATAGAAATCACAAAAGAAGTCGGCCGACAATTGGTCCCAGACTTTAGCGGCGCTATGACGGATAACGGTATTCGTCGAAGCGGTTTCAGTCAATTCGGCAGTGTAAGCGCCGGAATTAAAAAAAACAGCGACGACGTAAAAGCGGCAAAACTAGCAGCAAGACAGAAAGATCTAGATCTTAACACGCAAGGTAATGGTCTTCCTAGTGATGCTATGATAGCACCAGTGAATATTAATGTTCAGGGCGGAGGTAACGGCGGAGGTAACGGCGGAGGTGGTAATCCTCCAATGCAGAACCCCACTGAACCGACAGGAAGTGCTTTCTTAGATTCGCAAAATTCTGCGCTCAGTAGTCCTCTTATGATGTATGGTAGATAAAAAAAGGGGAACCGAAGTTCCCCTAATCCCATTCACTCAACCAAGTTTTTAACTCTGCTTCTTTCTTCTTATGCGGACGTCTTTCTTTAGATAATTCTATCTTACCAGAAAGAGTATCGTCAATGCATTTACGAAGATGATCAGCCATGGTTGTTTCGTTTTCTATGCACCAAAGATGAAACGATTTCCGAGTGTCTTCATCTACACGAAAATTTTGTAGTACCGTCTTAGTCATTAATCTTCTTCAGCTAATTTAGCAAAGTAAGACATAGTGTCATCTTCATCAGCATCTGACGATGCGATAGAAGGAGCGGGAACTGCACGCGGCGCTGTTGCTGCTTGAACTTTATCCAATTCAGGATAATCGGAAGCAACGGATTGACCAAGTACCATATGCAGTCTTGCTTCTAGTTC